GCTCTAGTGCTAAGTGGCCTCTCTGTTAAATATTTATTTACTACATTGTTTATGTTCATGCTATACTTCCTCCTTAATATCCATCGTCCTCACTCTTTGGAAACATTTCCTTATCTTTCTTAAATCCTTCGGCATTTTGCTTTATTTCATCATCAGTCAACTGCAGATACTTACTCATTAAGAATGTTTTGGAGAAGGTTTCATCCCCTGATAAGTTGTTATAATTGCTAAACTTTTGCTCCAAGAACGCCTGCTCCATCTGGTCCTTATAATGTGATGGCGGATTCATGAATATTTTAATCTTATTACGGTTTAATTCATACTGTTTCTTAATCTTCTTAAATTCAAGATGTAATAGAAATAACTCCTCAAATTCATTACATATTCTGGACTGCTGTCTTTCAAGGAAGGTAGCCCATTTCATTTCATCACGTGCTATTTCACCGGCTTTACTGCCACCAAAAATATTATCCTGTTGCTGGTTTTCCTGTGCTGCATTTATTCTTGATAGAGGATATTTCAAGGCCCGGTAAAGCTTGCGAGCGAAATAATAGATATCATCCAGTTCCGTAAATCCCTTAGAATCACCACCAACTGTTTGTATGTCTGAACCTCTACCATCGCCCGATTGTGGAATATAATAATTTTCTAAAAGTGAATTCTTTATAAATACTAATGACTTACCGTTTTGACTCACAGCAAAATTATGATTTTTATCAACTTCAATACATCCAGCGTCATCTATTTCATTAAGATATTCTATTTTCACTACTCTCATAAATAAACACCCTTCCTACTCATTAGACCTGTAAAAACGTTTTTAATATGTTTATACAGACTGTTTTATTATTTATCCAATCTTTATACCATATAATTAATAAATCTATATTTTTATTTTTACATTGTATTACTTTCTGTTTATCTTTATATTTACTGTAATCTGATGCATGCCAGTACTCACCATTAAATTCTATTGCTTTATTTAAGTTTGGTATTAATATATCCAATTCCAAATATCGTCTTGTTTTAGGATTTAATATTTGCGTTCTATCATTTTCTATAACAGTCTCAAATGTAAATGATTTAATAATTTCAAATAATTCTTTTTCTTGTTTAGATTTACTATCGGCATATATGCAATATGGACATCTATGCTTTAAATGCAACCAATTACCAAATTTCACATTATAAATGTGACCTTTTGGACATTGAACTTTAATTTTTTTAGTTGCGTTTTCATACTTTTTACTTAATAGTTTATATCCTACTGTTTCTATTTGATTTTTAACGTATTCATAAGTATGTTTTTTCTTTCCTGAGCATATTAAACATCTATTACCAGCTAAAAATATATCCCACCTAACATACCATATATGACCTTTTGGACATTGAACTTTTAATTTGGTTTTATTGTTTTTGTATTCATTACTTAATAGTTTATATCCTTCCTTTTCTAATTGTTCCTTTATATAATCATATGTATGCTGTTGTTTACCAGCGCATACTGGACATCTTTGACCTGCTAAAAAATTACCTGTAGCCGCTTCGTATACATGTCCTTTATTACATTGTATTTTAATCTTTGCCTTATTATTAATATATACCGGACTTAATAATTCATATCCTACTGTTTCTATTTGTGTTTTGACGTATTCATATGTATGTTTTTTAGACATTTTCTACCAAATCCATTTCAGTTGTCAAGTTTTGAGCTTCGACTTCTATAATCCCTGTTTTTGTGTCATCTTTCCATACACAAAATTTATGGTCATATGTTGTATCAATATAATTATCATTAGTTAACCAAATACGTATTAATTTTTCATTTTCACGAGTTATTTTAGCATTTATTATTTTACCTGGTTCAATTTTTAATGTATTTTGATTAATACTATATACCCAATTTTCCTTTCCTTCATTGTGTTCATTGATAATATTTTCTAATGTCAAATATCTACCATCTAATAAAGGAATTTCAGTATTTTTTCTAATACAGAGTATTTCAGGCTCTTGTGTTAACTTCCCTGATGATGGATTATAAGATTGCTTTTTGGTAAATCTGGTTTTAATTTTCTCAACAAATTTAAATGCTTTATCTTTTGGCATATTACCAGTATCGATTTTAAAAACAAGACGTTCTGGTGAGCGAACAATTCTATAAATAATAACAGATGTTTCTAATAATTTTAGCTGGTTATATGGTACCTTTGCTTTTTCCAGGTAACCAAGTATATGTTTTCTAGTCTGACCATATTGACCATAATCAATAAATCCTATCTGCTCTGGATTGAACACTATGACATCTTTATCTATTTCTGCCTGTGCTAATGAAGTTGCGGATGTTATATTATGTTCACCCTTCAAGTACTGAAAATATTTTATTACTTTACCGGTCATTCTGTCATATAAGTAATCCATTGTTTCTGCCGGTAGCTTTTTAATGTTAAATATACCCAAACTTGGACTCGATTCTTTAATTATTCTTTCATAAAACACTCTACCATCTACCATGTAACTTCGCATAAAGTCAGGAATTTTATTGTTTATATCAAGTTTTTTGTAGAATAAATCGTTAAATTCTTTGATTAATGTCTCGGTGATATTTTTGTTGGACGAAATATCACCGTCTGTTATGACAAAATTTAATATGTTACCATCATCATTTTCCATGGTTGATTCATTTATAGAATCTTCAATAACATCAGCAATTTCAGGTGCTTCTGCCATTTCCCTATAGCTTCGTATGCGGTCTTGCTCATTTTTAAATGCTTTGTTTATGTTACTGTCATAGAATGTATTAAATGAACCAAGTCCAACTAAACCATAGGAACCAGCCAAATTTTCTATACCCTCACCACTCATATCATCTACCTTTTTAGGCGACACTGCACCATCACCCTTATTAGCAAATGATTTTATTGATTCATCTAATGTGCTTCTGCCAGTTAATCTATCAAACCAATTCATTATTTACTCCCCTTTACCATAGCCATATCAATAGTATTTATAACAATTGATGGTAAAATATTCGTTGTGCATTCAAATTGTTTAGCTTTACCTATTTTATAAGCAGGGCACCAATTCCAATCGCCTCTGTCAAACTTATATTCAAGATTATTATAGCAACCATTACACACATCTTTATTTATGATTCTATAGCATGATTCCATTTCTGCCCATTCTTTACTAAATCCTGATATAAGAATAGTCGGTACATTTAATGCCCACGCTAACCATGTTGGTCCTGAGCTAACACCTATAAATATTTCAGCATTGAGAATGTGATTAATTGTTTGGTTTATGGTACAGTTAGTCCTATCAATAATGTACTTTAATTTTGTTGGCTCTTTACTTATTACCATGGTTTTGATGTTCTTTGTGCTTAAATCATCAATCACTGTCTGCCAACCTGATGGATAATTCCATTCTTTTGACTTCACTGTGGAAAATTCAGATATAGCAATATATTTTTCTTTTCTCTTCTTTTTGTTATTTATGGGGGTAACTATTCGTGGTCGTATCTCTTTATATTCAAGGCCTAAGCTGTCCGCTGATACCTGCTGCAAAGGTATTAATCTCCAATTATTCTTATTAAAGTTATAGTCATTATCTCTGCATCCTACTGTATAGGACGCATATAAACCAGGTATAGGACTATCAGGGTCAACAAATGATATATCAGTATAGTTATCTTTGAATAAGTTGTTCCAGAAGGTTGAAACATACAGCTTGCATTTATGCTTCTTACGGAATTCCTCGGCATATGGAAACCAGGCTATTGTGTCGCCCAGTGACTTGCTATCAAGTGATATTTTAACCTTTTTGCCCTCAAGATTTAATATATGCTCATCTATAAGTACCTCATCCCTATACACTTTTATCTTCCAATTCGTGTAATATTGTCTATTAGCTCTTGTCCAGTTATTAGCTTCTATGTTTCCTGTGTGTACCATAATATCCATATCAGTATCGATGAATTCAACACGATATTTTGAGTCATTTTTACCGAGAATCTCTACCTTAGTATAGTTATTGAATGTGTAAATTATTTCTTCAAGTTTAACGTCTTCAATGAACCCTATGCTATCACTATCATTCCAAGCGTGACCTTTTATTGAATCATCATAGAATTTAAATCGGGTGTCTGTGTACTTTTTATTAGGTATTAAGTCTATTGTTGTTATATCTTCATTGTTTATTATTTCTAAGTTACCAGTTTTATCGAACACCTTATAATATATGTCACTAGGGTATAAGTCATCGGTTTCTATTATTTCATCATTATATTTTATTTCAAAATGCTCGGTTGAATCCGACCTTATATTAATCACAAATAGTACCACTTTACCGTCATCAGTATCAGATAAGCATATTTTTATACCGGGTTCATATTCTCCTTGGTCAACAATATTACGAATCTGCATATCAGGTAATATTTCCATTTCATCAATATTACCGTAGGCTTGTATATAATTATAGAACCAGTATTCAAGAATATAGTCATCATTTACGTTACATTTGCTTGATATATCCATAGATGTTTCGGTATAATCGTTCCATGTATTGATAGGAACAAGCAGGCTGTTAAGCCAATCAACATCAAATGAGAATACACAGGTATGAATACTTCTACCATCATCTTTATACGCAAAGGCAGCTAATTTCTTATTATTAAGTCTCGTTTGATTAACATTATCCAGATGTTCATCAAGAGAATTAGATTTAAATCCAACATCATATTCAATAAAATGAGCATATTTATACTTACCTGCAATGGCTTTTACAGCATTGTATAGTGATGAATAGCAGGAGGCACCATGGTACTTATTATCATAATGCGTGATGACCTTAACAAACTTTTGATTTAGATACCATACATTGATATTCCAGCCATCACTCAATA